GCACTCAGCACTCTTCACCCGACTTCGGTTTCAATCGTGCTTTAATCGACCTCACACCTAATTCTGGAGACAATAATGGTATACAAAGGATTTACGATAGATCAGTTACCTATCCGGCATGGTGCTATGGATATTCTTAAGAAGCCATCCCTCATAGGCGGTAACTTGTACAAGTCTGTTTTTGCTGAAAAACAACAAGAATCAAAACAACTTGCACCAAAAATCAAAAAGTAGTACCATTTGTGCGGGATAGTGTTTTTTGTAAAAACGTATCCTAACTCTCCTTGGTTCTTTGCCTCACTTATGTGGGGCTTTTTTTATGCACACAATCGTAACGGTTTGTTGGGGAGATTACTGGGAGAGATACGGTCAACGCTGGATACAAGCCGCTACCGCAATCTCCTGTAAACCTGAAATAATTATCGTGTCTGACAAGCCGTTAGACACAGAGCATAGGGTCGTTATCAATACGACCAAGCACGCAGGTCTAGCTAGAAACGCAGGTATCCAAGTAGCTACAGGCGATTATGTCTCGTGTTCGGATATAGACGATGTACCGTACACACACTATTTTGACGGTGTGGATGGTGTCCACGACATAATAGGCTTTGCGCTTGATATAGAAGGCGGTGGGCGCATGAATCCTGATCCCTATATGTGGGACAGGGCTTTTGAAATAAACGCTCAAAACCCGCTTATTGTGTCTTCTGCGGTAAAACGAGAATTGTTGCTCAAACACCCATACCGTCATGTCGGATGGGAAGATTGGGCGCTATGGTTAGATTTACGCAAGGCTGGTGCATCCGTCAAGTTTGATATGACACCTCGATATTTCTACAGCCGTCCGCCTGGCTCACTTGCTACTGTAGACGCAAGGGCTAAGACGGAGGAAATACGGGAAATGAAACGACAAGGTGTATGGTGATACCTAAAAAACTACACATAGTGTGGGTAGGTGATGAATCAAAACGACCTGATAATTGCATTGCTACTTGGCGTACTCACAATCCTGATTGGGATATTAAAGTATGGGGCAATGAGGATTTAATCAATACCTCATGGCGTAATGCCAAGCACCTACAGGATATGTGGAAGGTAGAGCTAAATGGCGTAGCTGACCTCATGCGGTACGAAATACTGTACGAGCATGGCGGGTTTGCGGTGGATGCTGATAGTATCTGTGTCAAGCCTATACCTGATTGGATGTTGCAGGCTAACGAGTTCACCTGTTGGGAGAATGAGCATGCACGCCCTGGACTATTGGCGGCTGGCTACCTTGCAGCGCAAAAGAGCAGTCCTTTCATTGGACAAATTATCGAAGACATCCACGCAGAAAAAACTGTCACAGACAGACCTGCATGGCAAACAGTCGGACCGCAAAGGCTCACGGACATTTGGCAGCGTTTCCAATACGGACTAACCATTTACCCATCCCATTACTTTATCCCTAGACACTTTACAGGTCAGGAATACAAGGGACAGGGACACATCTTTGCCAAACAGTTTTGGGGATCAACCCGTAAGATTTACGACAGCCTCTATATGGCTGAAGCGATAGAGGAGAAAGAATAATGCCGAGCGTATCAAAAGCCCAAGCCGCATTTATGCGTGCCGCCGCACACTCGCCTAAGTTTGCTAAAAAGGTTGGTATTCCTACAAAAGTAGCTAAAGAGTACATGGCTGAAGATAAGAAGTCCGGTAAGTCAGACTACAAAAAGCAGCTTAAGAAAGAAGAGACGGGGATGTACTAATGAAATGTCCTGCATCTACTCAAGACGTTAAGCTAAATCTCAAGAATCGGGATTGGGCTTTTAAGAATGTAGGCTACGGTCCTGCAAATCCTGAAGAAGAGTCATCTGACTTTTGGATCGCTCGAGCTAAAGAATGGAATACATCTGTAGACGAAGCTAAAACCATGCGCTGCGGTAACTGTGCCGCTTTCATTGTCACTCCTGAGATGGAGATGTGCATTGTTAACGGCATGGGATCAGGCAAAGGTGGCGAGGAGTACGAGGCTATTGCCGAGGCTGCGGACTTGGGTTATTGCGAGCTTTTCGAGTTCAAGTGTGCTGGTGATCGTACCTGCTCGGCTTGGCTAGTTGGCGGTCCTATCAAAAAGGTAATGACCGCTAAAGAAAAGAATATGCTTGCAATGGCAAAGCAAGAGTACAAAGACGCTAAGGATAAGTACGAAATGCTAGAAGATAAGCTAGAGGGTGAAGATGATTAAGCGTGGCAAGGAAACATTCTCAGGCTTTAACAAGCCTAAGCGCACGCCTAGCCATCCTACTAAGTCACATGCTGTATTAGCCAAATCAGGAGATGAAACTAAACTTATCCGCTTTGGTCAACAAGGCGTAAAGGGCAGTCCTGACGGTAGTAAGCGAAACGAGGCGTTTAAAGCCCGTCACGCTGAAAACATAGCCAAGGGCAAGATGTCCGCAGCTTATTGGGCTAATAAAGTAAAATGGTAGTATAAGCAGTACTTAACACGATGACCCGAAAGGAATCGAATGACAACGGCACGAAATATAGAGTTAGTATCTATTGATCTACTTATTCCTTACGTTAATAACGCTAGGACGCATGATGACGCTCAGGTAGCGCAAATTGCCGGATCAATAAAAGAGTTTGGCTTTAACAACCCAGTACTTATATCGGACGATAACAGCATCATTGCTGGTCACGGTAGGGTAATGGCGGCTAGAAAGCTAGGCATGGATACTGTTCCGTGTATGCGCCTATCTCACTTAACCGAGACAAAGCGCAAGGCTTATATCTTGGCTGACAACCGGATTGCTCTCAATAGCGGGTGGGATAACGACCTGCTTATGGTTGAGCTAAAAGACCTAGATATGGACGGCATGGACTTGTCCTTACTTGGATTTAATCCGGACGAGATAAATGCGCTGTTGAACCCGATAGAAGCAAATGAAGGGTTGACGGACGAGGATGAAGTGCCTGAGCCGCCTCCTGAGCCTATTACAAAGCCAGGCGATATATGGGTACTAGGAAACCACAGACTTATGTGTGGAGATAGCACAAGTATTGACGCTGTGGATAAGTTGATGGAAGGTAATAGACCAGACATGGTATTTACCGATCCACCTTACAATATAGATTATCAAGGCGTTAAAGATAAAAGAGAAAAAATTAAGAATGACAAGATGTCAGATGAGGCATTTAAAGATTTCTTAATGCAGTCTTTATATAGTTGCGAAACAATGTATGTATGTTGCTCTTGGCAATACGCACATATATTTAAAGATGCTATGGAATCCATAGGTCGCAAGCCCAAAGCTATGATCGTATGGGATAAGGTAAATCCAGCGCAGCATTTAGATAAATACTTTAAGCAGCACGAGCTGATTTTTTATTATGGCGATTTTGGTGGTCATAAAACGGTTCGTGGCGATGTGTGGTCGTTAAAGCGTCAAAAAAATACAGTTCATCCCACTATGAAGCCTGTAGAGTTAATTGAATTGGCTCTTAATGACCAAGCTGGTAAAAATGTTGTTTTAGATTGTTTTGGTGGTTCTGGTTCTACGCTTATTGCTTGTGAAAAGACTGGTCGTAAGGCTCGTGTAATGGAGTTAGACCCTATTTATTGTGACGTAATAGTAAAGCGGTGGGAAAACTTTACTGGTAAGAAAGCAATTCTTTCGGAGTTATAAAGATGGCTCAGGGAAAATTGCACGTTCCTACAGAGGAAACCCGCAGGTTAGTTAAGACTTTATCTGCTGTTGGTATCCGCCACGAAGATATTGCGGACAAAATAGAAATAAGCGCAGATACGCTTGTTAAGTATTACAAGAAGGAATTAGATGACGGTAGGGTTGATGCTAACGCTGCCGTGGCTAGGTCGCTATACGAGCAAGCTAAGACAGGTAATACAACAGCCATGATATTTTGGCTCAAGACTCGTGCGGGATGGAAAGAAACAGACCGACACGAGATTGCTGGCGCTGACGGTGGAAACCTGGTGGTAAAGTGGCAGAACGAGAAATCGTAATACCTTATCAGCCTAGAGAGCCGCAGCTAGAGATACACAAGGCGATGGATAACAGCCGCTTTGTGGTGGTTGTGGCGCATCGTAGGATGGGTAAAACGGTTAGTGCTATTAACCAGTTGATTAAGTCTGCTATCGAGTGCGATAGAGAACGACCGAGGTTTGCGTATATTGCACCTACATACTCTCAAGCTAAGAGGGTAGCGTGGGATTACTTGTTGCACTATACGAGACCGCTTGGTGCAGAGGCTAACATTGCCGAGATGCGGGTAGACTTTTGGGATCGCAGGATACAGTTATACGGGTCTGA